CACAAAGCTGAACGAGAAATCGCTAAAATGTTTGGTGTGGATTATAGCAGGAGGATCAAAAATGACAGATCAGAATAACAAAAAGGCTATTGATGTCGGCAATCTTTTTGCCGTCATCGACAACGAGACTAACAAGCTCGTTGGTGTTGAACTTGGGTTCAACGCCAACGTAAAGAATAGGGATGGTGCGGCAGACTTGGTAACAAGTTTGTCGTCATGCGTCTCAAGTCCCAGATGGGTAATCAATAACGTAATGAGGTTCGAATCCGATGCACAGAATAAAGCCGATGGAAATGAAGATAGCACTGACAATCATGTGGATGACGGCACAGAAGGATCAGTGGCAGAAGGTACGTCTGAGTGACATATCTAAGCAGGTCGGAATATCTGGTTCGGCAGTTAGTAATTACTGTAAGTGGTTACAACATTGTCGGATTGTTCAGAACTCTACCAAAGAGGGATGGACATCTGGCGATAAGGCTAAGATCTACCTCAAACATTGGGGGGTTATCTGATGGATAAAGATTGGCGACCTAAATATACATGTTGTCTGTGCCATAAGGAGTTCAGAGGATCAGGGAATAACCCTGCTCCTCTGGCGAGCCCAGATAAAAAATGTTGCGATGACTGCAACAAGGAAGTTATAGCCAGACGGTTTGTAGAGATGAACCGTTAATGGCTACAAAGGAAGAGATCAACGCATGGCTAGAGAGTTGTCCGACTAAAGACTTTATGATCGTTAATAGAGATCAGGGTATGTGGACAATCAGAGTTATCATTGATGGTAATCCAGAGAAAGAAAAACCTACAGAAAAAACTATCAACTAGGGGGTGAGGCTTCGGCTTCATCCCCTTTTTTTTGCTCAACAGTCGCAATGAAAAGATCATAGAGCCAGTTGTCACCCTCCGTTTCTGCGAGGGTTAGACCGTCAGGTTCTTCGTTAAGGTCGAGGCTGAGTTGATTACTTGGGTGTACCATACAGCCATGCTACATACACAAGGCCAGCAAAGCCAGCAAGAAAGATTAAACTTCCTACGAGTATGGAGATTATATTCTTTATCTTGGCACTGCGTTTACGAGTTTCGTAGTCCTCAAGTTCCATAGCTTTCTTTTCTTCGTTGCGGAGAGCCATGAATTGCTTGAGCCCTGCTTCGCCACGAGTTGCACGAATGATTTGTTGCAGGTTATATTCAAGGTCTTCAGCTTCTTTGAGGGCAACGAACTTCTCCATTGCATTGGATGCTCCAGACTTCTTCGCAGACTTAGCGTCTGCCTTGACACGATCTATCGCAGACCAGACCTGGCCCAGGTCTTTCGCAATTTCGGACGCACTTTTAGAAAGCTCAATACTTTTCTTTGCGACTTTGAACGCACCAATAGCTACAGTAATAGGGTCGATGGGACTACCTCTTTCTTAATCGTCCGAGGATTGGCTTACGCCCTCCCATATTCCTCCCAAACATACCAGACGGACGAGACATAGGTCTTGCCATCGGGTTCATTCCACCTCTCATTTGATTAGGCATTATGTTTCCAGATCGGGTAAACACCACACCTCTATTCGGTCTTTTCATTCCACGCATCAGTGCCTCACTTCTTCTTCTTCGTATACTTCGAGCAAGATTTCCTTACTGCTTTTTTCATACCACGCATTAGCCGTTACCTTTCTTTCTACCAAGTCTGTTATGTCATCCAATCCTCTGTAGTACTGAGTTCCGAGGAGGATCGAGTGAGCATTGTCTAAGTCAGCTAATGATTGCACAAGAAGTATGCCCCAGTCGTCCATGTTGAGGGACTGCCAGATAGATAATTCTGCGTCTGGGTGATCGGGGTGCATGCCTATAAGCCAACATCCAAAGTGGTTCTTGTTCTGGTCAGCGATCCAATCGGTCATTTCATCTGGTGACATTTGCGATGGGTCTGTCCAGATGAAGACGTGCGTGAACTTGTCTGGGTCGCCAATGGCTTTGATATCTACTGCGGCGGTTAGATCGTCTGAGGTATGGAAGATCACACGTCCAGCCATGAGTGCTTGTCGTGCATACGGGCAGGGAGGCATGTCGTTGTATTCTTCGGTAGGGTTGGAGAGGTCGTGGACTATCCAGTTCCATACTTGTTGTACAAGTTTAGTTTGTTTTGAGGTAGCCCGACGGCCCGTCAGGGCAGAGGAGGGCGAACTATCGTCGGCTTTTTTTAGTTGGTCGATCAGGAATGGGAGCTTGTCTTTTTTCACTCTTCCTCTCTTTCCTTTCTGCCTCACAACGTGGGCAAGCCATCAGTGCCTTTATCCATTTCTGCTTCAGTGTATAGAGGGCTACAGTTTCTTGGTTGGTTGAGCACACTGGGCAGGTAGGCATTCGTCTTCCTTTACAAAGCCCTCCTGACATAAGTATGCACGATAGAAGGTGAGTAGGTCGTCCAGTCTGAGGAGACAAAGACTATCTCCCGTCTTCATTCTATTCTTTCTGTTGATGACTACGGGTACGTCGTCTGTCGCACGGCTGGTACGATTACGTTCAGCCTGACGCATAGCATCGTGAAAGTTCAGACGCTCGACACGCTTCGCTTCTATGAAAAGGTTGGGTACGCCGAGCAGGTCTGCACCGCCAGACAGTATACCTATCGCACCGCCGCCAGACAGAGGGGCTCGTGAACAATCGAGGCCAGTGTTGTCGTTGATGTACGCCGCAAGTTCACGCTCGTACCCGTCGCCTTTAGCTTTCTGTGGGTTGCTCATTGTTCAATCCCCTTTCTGCAAGCATCGCATAGAACTCGACACCTTCGCTTACACGAGCGATGTCACGGATTTCAATAAGTGTTTCTTCAAGAAGTTTAATTCTTGCTTCGAGATCTTTTACTTGCTTGATCTGTTTGTGAGTTAGAAATTTCTGAAAGTCACTTGGTTGTGTCATTGAGTTTCCTCTTCTCGATGGGGATACCATTCTGTTTAGCCAGATTGATTGCCAGTTCCATACCGTAAGTTATGCCGTAGTCTTCATAGACGACTAGCTTGTCTGCGTGTTTGTGCCAGAGGAATGATGCCGAGATACCTTTGTATCGCTCACCTTCGTTAGATTCATCTAGTACTTGGGTGTAAAGTAAGTGGAAAACTAATGGTGACTCTCCACGATTTAGACTGTCGATCATGCAACGCTTCGCATAATCGGTGTTCCGCACGATGTCGTCCTTGTACGGACTCTCTATTATTACTTTCATTCCTCCTCATATCCTCTCTTCTTTCTGCAAGTTCGACAGTAGAACCAGTTCTTTGGACGCAACTCCTCGTTTGAACATTGAAGGCAAGGACGATTCCACATTGTTACACCAACGTCTCGACGTAGCTGGTACTTTGCTCCATCAAATTCTTGAAGTCCTTCACGCACGAGTATGCGTTTGAGCGTGTCTACGCACACACCGATTCTATCTGACATATCTGAGTACGTCTTCCTTCTGTGATTTTCTCTGAGCCATCTCAAGTTTGTTGGCCCTATCTCTATCGGCTTTGGCAACACTGCTCCGTTGTTACTTGTACCTATTTGTATAGATATACCTAATGCACACCTAAGATACAACCGAATATATAAAATAGTATAAACTAATTTAAAAAAAGGGGTTGACCTTCAACCTCTCAAGGTGTAGGAACGCTGAGAGCGACTTGAGCCGAAGTGTTACTCAGCCCCCTTGGGGGGTCTGAGTATAAACGAAGGAGAAACAAGCGAACATGAGCCGTAAGCGACACGTTCCTAAATTCAGAACCATTGGTCAGCAGACAGAAACAAATGGCAACAGAGCCAAGTATCCAGAGATAGCTGAATGGGTTGATAGCATCAGAGAAGTTTTCCCTGATGCTAAAGTTATGGGTATCTATGAGAAAGGTTATTGGAAGGTTAAACCTCCAACCAATCCTTTATAACTCTTAAAGGTTTAGATAGAACTCGACTGATCTCCTCAACATCTTTACCGTCAAGTGCCAAGTCTTTTGAAATTTGTTTTGTTGAACGAGATGATACGATACATCTATCATCTGTCTGGTTGTTAGCCGCCAAACCAATCCATTGAACTCGATCATGTGCGTCTGTCCATTCACGAACTTTACCGTAACGAATTTCCATTACCATATATAATTGGAAGTCTTTCATTAACCTTGCCGACAACATAGGCCACACTGGTCTGTCGTATGAGCCGTCATAGATTGCGGCGTTTTGTTTCGCCGTCTCTTCATCCTGATAAACTTGTGTCACACGGATCTGTGTTTCCAAGACAGTCAACTGGTTCGTTGACCCAGCCTCTCTACCAACACCAGACTCACTTGGCTTGTTGCTGTGGTGAACAAGGATGACAGCATAGCCAGAGTTACGCAGACGGACAGCCAACTGGTTTACCTTTGCCCATTCGTCTGAGGAATTTTCCATTAAGCCAGGGTATGCAGTTCTTATTGTGTCAACTACGATTACGTCTGGCTTAATAAAATCTACCCAACCTTGTAACTCAGTAAGACCTTCCTTAGTTCTGAGGTTCATCTCGTGATTATCAACAAAGGGTGTCCATATCTGTAACCTATCTTTCGTATCTCCATGCACTTGCTTCATCTCAAGCAATCGTCTGGCTATCGTAGACATACCCATCTCGAAGTCTAAGTATAGGATCTTGCTTGGCTTATTGATTTCAAAGCAACCAAAGTATTTACGCCCCGATGCCAATGAAGCCATAGCGTTCTGGACAAATAAAGATTTACCATGACCAGAATAACCATAGACCTGCGTGATTGAGGCAGGGGATAGCCAAGGTTCAATAAGGAACTCTCTAGCCTCTGACTTCTCAGCTAACTCTTTAGCATCTCCCATAGTAATTAATCTTCGTGATCTACCTTCACCATTCTCCTCTGCTTTAGCTTCTTCTATTTTATGCCGATGAATATATTCACCCTTCTCATCAAATCTGTCTGGATGATTACGTCTCTCACTCTCCTCCATGCTCCTAACTGTAGCTTCGAACTCGGCAACGGAAAGATGTTCTTCAAAGAACTCAGTCATAAAGGCGTAGCCACGAACACGAAGTTCTGCACCAAAGTTCCCATCTATGATTTGTTCAGAGATATACTTCATCACCCTCTCATTCCTACTATTACCAACACCAGATGGGATCTTCATGGTATTTGGGTACGTCTCTCTCACATACCTTGCAGTCCTATCCCACTCAGACATAAGTTCGATGGGGTTCATTGCCACAACGTCAGATAGATCTAGGTCATTAAAACTAAATGAGTCATCAAATTCTGATTTAATCTGTGGCTTCCAATCTTTCCAGACTGGAAAGTCTTCTGGGTCAAGGCTGAAACCTTTAGGTATCTCCCAACTATAATTCTTAGAAGGTGGAACGAGGGCATAAGAACCGTCGCCTCTGAAATCTAAACCATCAATCTTGGGCCAGTCTGAACCTCTGGTCATAAGACCTGCTCTTGGCCCACGACGTAAGCCGTCTTGTGGGTGGCGAAAATATAAATGATGTCCTCTCTTGGTCTTCGCACGAAAGGGTGACTTCATTCCGCAATCAAAGGCGGCGTGAAGGGCTTCCTCGTTATCGCAATCAACCACAACCACACCTGATAAACTGCCAGTGATTAGAGCGATAGGATCATCTGGGAATTTAGTCCACCAGTCTGTTACCTGATCTTCTGTTGGTAAGGTTTCTTGAAATTCTTTCCACTTAATTCGTGGACGCTTAGTGTCTGGGCGACATGGGATGATTGACCACCCCATGTCTAGCAGTTCAAGTGCCGCCTCCAAGTTCTTCATTTTGTCTCTCCTCAAAATATTTGTTTATGTTTAATGTTGGATTAGCTGATGTAATCTTTTCTAAAAATGTGGATCGGATGTGTCCTTGACGCACCCATCCATAGGGTGCTGTCCTCTGAACGCCCACTATTTCTGCAACCTTACGAGCACCACCAACATCTTCTATTAATCTTTTAATGTTTAATTTTTTCATTCTTTTCTCTTTTTTAGGTTGACACCTGTAACTTATACTATACTACTAAAGTGTCAAATAGTATTACAACTAATTATATTTAGAGTGATACAGAATAAAAGAAAGGTAATATATGAAGTTTCGACCAAGTAAAACATCTGACTTACAATCAGATGGCCCAACCAAGACGTTGCTATATGCACATCACGGGTGGGGAAAAACATTTCAATGCAGGTTCTATCAAAAGCGATTTGGAAAAGGCTTAATCATTTCTGGTGAAGCAGGTCTAAAGTCTATTGAAGATACCGACATTGATTACATTCCGTTCCTATCGTGGGATGGAGAGAACAATGAAGAGAAGGGTACATACTCTTTTATGCAGATCTTTAAATGGTTAACACATCCAGACTTCTTAAAAGCTCAAGGATATAAGTGGATTGCCATAGATAGTTTGACAGAAATGTCAGACAGACTTCTCGAAAGTCTGGATGAAAAGCTAGACGGCGAGAAGAATGGGTTCAAGGTCTGGGGGGAATATGCAACGCAGATGATAGGTGTCCTTAAAAAAATAAGAGACTTACCTGCTCATGTGTTCGTGACATGCCTAGCCAAAGAAGAAGCAGATGCTAACGGAGTAACACAGTATTGGCCTCATGTGAAAGGTCAGGCTGTCTCTAAGCAGATACCTGCAATCTTTGACCATGTCTTTTGTGGAGTGAGAACTACAGAGAAGACAGATAGTGGACATCCAAAAGTCAGACGTATGTTTGCGACAGACGAAGTCAATGGATGGCACGGCAAGAGTCGAGATCCTCAGAGAAGGCTAAACGCAATCGAAGAGTATGACGATGTAACAGAACTACTGGCAAAAATGTCAGAAACAAAAGAACAGTTTGAGAAGAGGAAAGTAAAATGAGTGGTTTTAATTTTGGAGAATTAGATTTAACGGACGTAGCCGCAGACGATGGCCCACCTAAAAGATTTTTAGAGGTCGGCAATCACGATGTACGCATTAAAGAAGCTATGATTAAAGAAACGGCGGCAAGGACTGGACGTTATCTTGAAGTTACCTTTGCTGATGAAAACGACATGACAATCGTAGAGCGATATAATGTTCAGAACCCAAATCCGAAGGCAGTTCAGATTGGTAAGTCTCAATTAAAAGCCATGCTTGAAGCGTCTGACCACCCTGATGCCAATAAGCCTGGGGATGCAGACAAGCTAAGTGGTTATCAAGTTCGCATAAACGTAGGTCTTGGTAAGGCAAATGAGAAGGGTGACAAGTGGCCTGAAGTTAAATCTTATGAAAAATCTCAAGCGTTGGTTGAAGCAGTAGCCTCCACTGACGACGATGAGATTCCGTTTTAGTCGTAGTTTATTGGTTTCCCTACGACTAACGTAAGTCGTGAGAGCGAGGGTTTTATCATGCCCATATCCACGACATAACAGCCCAAGGTTCTCTCCCTTTTCCTTGGGCTGTTTCATTTGAGGAGCAGTTATGAAAAAGATTAGAACGGCAGAAGATATAGTTGAGGCGATTGACATTGGCTATCGAAATAAAAAGATACAAGAAGCCCGACAATATATTGGGGCTAGTGGAGTAGGTACTCCTTGTGATGCCGCACTCGCTTTCTCACTCAGAGGTTTCCCCGAACCACAAATTAACCCAAGGACACAACGCATATTTGCGTTGGGTCATTTGCTTGAAGACATTGTTGTTAAGGATCTAAAGGAGAACGCAGACGTAAGAGTGTGGGAAGTAGACGGCATGACTGGTCGTCAGTATTCCTATCATCTATACGGCGGTCATGTGAGTTGTCACATGGACGGACACATAGAGACAGACGATCAGATTGTACGAGTACTTGAGATCAAGTCTATGAATGACGCAAGTCACAAAAAGTTTTTAAAGAATGGGGTGAAGGATGCACACCCTAAATATTATTCACAGTTGCAGATGATGATGGGTATGAGTGGTTTCAAGGAAGCCGTGTTTGTAGCTATCAACAAAAATACGTCAGAATATGGTGCTGAGATAGTCGAGTATGACGACATACACTACCACTTTCTGTTATCAAAGGTTGAACGTGTGATGTCTGGAGAGGCCACAAAGGTCAGCGATAACCCAGATAGTTTCAGTTGTAGGTTTTGTTTTAAGAAAGCCGCTTGCTGGGAAGGGCTCGGAGCACCAGTGAGGTGTGAGACATGTGCCTTTGCTTTCCCAAGAGAGGACGGAGGGTGGCACTGCGACAAACATGATCGTGAAGCTATACACGCTTGCCAAGAATATAAAGTTTATAAGCCAAAGGAAAAAGGTCAATGAGTGAAAAGAATAGATCAGAAGTTCTGTGTGAAGCAGAAGAATTAATTAATGGGGACAGAGCAAAAGATTATGGAGATGCCTACAAAAACCACGAAAGAATTGCAAAGCTATGGGCTGTCATCCTTGAGAAAGATATTACAGTTAAAGACGTTATTCTTTGTATGGTAGCCATGAAGACAGCCAGACTTATCCATTCAGATAAATTTGATTCTTGGCTGGACATCTGTGGATACGGTGCAATCGGTGGAGAATTTCAACAGAGATCAGAAAATAAATCCGAAGTACCTCTCTTTAATGTAACCAAGGAGTAATGGATAGTGGGTAAGCACGAAGTTGAAACCTTCTGGTGTAGATATATAGGCTAAGAATACAAAGAAGATAAGTATTTTATCCTCAGTCGAGAGTTCCAATTTCTCTCATCGTCATTCTCCAAATGAAAAGTGGAGTGGCTTTACCAACATAAGATCCAGCTATATTGAAGTTGTAATATTCTAAAGCATCTTCCCAAGACATACCGTCACGGGTCATTAGGATATCTATAACTTCTTCTGCGTCATACACAATTCGTCTGGTATCAAACCCAATGTCTGTGACACCGATCACAGCTTCATCGAAGCCGTCTGCCTGTATTAGTTTCTCGTCTGCCTGAATTAGTTCCTCGTCTGGCTCAGTCATCTAAAGTTCCAAATGTTATACCTGCCACCAACCATTATCTTCTTGCCAACATAAATGTTCTGACACATAGGCTGGACATAATATATGTCCTCGTCGTCTGAGATTATCTGTGCTTTGCTGACAGAAACATTGAAACATTCCTCTTGTGTCGGTAATAAATCTTTCCGAGTAACCACCATGCAAGACTCAGCTTGAACAGACGAACAGAACATAATGATGGATAGCCACATCAATGAGGCATGATTTCGAAATGTGGGCCGTCTATAAAAGGCCGTCTGCCTTCTGACCTTCGGAGATCAATGTATTCATTCATCGCTTCTTCCATTGTTCCTTCGTACTCACCGATTGAGTCAACAGACCAAGCTCCACCCCACCTTATCTTAATACCTTTTTCCCTTGCCGCTTTAGCCATTGCGTCTGCAATATCGTCGTACAGATTCAACTCCCAAGAAGCTCGTGACTTTCCATTCACGGAAACATACGCCATTAAATCGACAGCATCTCCCGTAAGGTGCTTGCTCTTCCTCGTCTGGCTTGCTCCACGAGCTACTAAATCGTCCTGTTCTGCTTGAGTTCTCATCCCCGAAATGACTCCGAAGTCCACAGAACTCTGGGAGATCGCCGAGGTAACAACTGAGAACAGTTCATTCTTTACGCCGTCCAGTCTACCCAGACTTCTTTGAGATAGTTTAAAGGTCATACCTTACTCCTTCACACAGTTACAATTCTCGTTGCATTTTTTGTTGAGCAACGCACACCAAATTCTTTTTAAATATCTTCTCATTGTTTTACCTTTCTTATTTGCCTACGCTTTTCACACGCTCGTAGGAGCGTAATGTTGCAAGACCCAACATTCCTGTCAAAATCGGAATCATCATGGATACATCCACTTGTGGAATGACAACACCAAATGGTGCGGCTAGGGGGCTGACCAAATAATTCATAACAAATCCTGTAAGACAGACGTAAGCAGTCAATGGTCGCCAGCTTGACTGAAACCAATTCCCCTTCGCATCTTCTTTATTTATTTCCAACTGAGCCATGACTTGTTTATCAGCCATCGTTGCTATCTCATGGGCAAGCATTGCCTTTTGGTCTTTGTCTTCTACAAATTTATCAAGCAACCCTGCGACTGGGTTAATTAAATCTTTAAGCATTATCTTTCCTCCTTCGATTTAGCCCAAGCATTAGCACCAACATACCCACCGATTATTCCTAACTGGCTAAGTATGAATGTCGTTGCAACACCGACCAAATCATCTAGTCTGCTTTCTGGAACGACCTCTGGTATTGTTAGTATTGCGACAAAGATTACGGTTGCTATGGATTGAAACCAGATAAGCAATCTTATCTGGTCTTCCTTCTTGTCACTATTCTCCATACGAATACGACGTTCTTCTCGATCCAGTTCAGCGTCAAGCTCTTCGTCTGTCAGGATATTGTCCCCATTCGTATCAGCTTTGCTGAAGCGAGACTTGGGGTCGAGCTTCTTCGTCAACTCCATTTACCTCCCCAGCTACCCCAGCCAGACGAATTATTTCCTGTGGGTTCACCTGCGACGGAGTTAACTATTCCTTCTCTTGCTCGTTTGACACCTCCAACAACTGGAATACGGGTTGCGATTTCCCTAACGGCAGTTCTCTCTTTTGAATTACTTTCTGATGAACCGAATGCGGAGTCCATGCCGCCGCCGAGTACAGACAGACCTGCTGTAATCAGGCCAACACTTGGGCCACCTAATGTCTGCAAGAACCTTGTCTGTCCATAAGAACCATTGTCTGCCTGTGTAACCGCTGAGTGTAAGATGTCACCGAGCAGACCAACGCCACCCATTTGCAACATTCCCTCAAGATACCAGCCTAAGAAATCAACTTCGTTACCGTGAATTTTTTCATCATACCCTGCTGTCTTCAGAGCATTTCTAACTCTCAACTGTGGTGATTGCTCGTCCTCGCCACCTCGCATTTGCACAATGTCTTTCACTGCCAATGCACCCATACCGAAAGTTGGGCCGAGTGAAAGGAAGTAGAGTAGGGGCTTTATGTTTGACTCGCTTGCGTCTCCTTTGAGTAGCTTGCCAATCTGTGCTTCTCTAATCACATGACCTGCCAGACGGCTCATCATTAACGGGAATGATTTAAGCTGGAACGCTAAAGCTCCCAGTGGTGTCTGTGCAAATAGAGGAGCATCGTTTGCGTTAGGCTGGAAGATACTCTCGTCTGCAAACCTTATCATTGCTTTGCGTAAAGAGTCATCTGTGCCAAGAAGAGATCTATCGCTTAGACTAACTCTACTTTTTGATCCACCCTCAAGATAATCTTCGAGGCCAAAGTTCTTCATGTATCTGTAGGCTAGTTTATATTCTCTAGGCTGTTCACTAACTGGCTTGCCTTTAACATAAGATCTTAACGCTTTCTTCTGGTGCGTAATGAATGTCTGGTGAGCCAATGCACCTGCGATCTGTCGGTTCATGTCTGTCCAAGGCGTTAGCATTGTAGCGTTGAAGAAGGCATTAGATAATTTACTATCTACCGCACCATACATATTTAACATACGCTCATGCGTAATGTTCTCCATTGCCACACCAACTTCAGACAAAGCTCTCTTATAATCTGGATCAAGAGCCAGTGTCTTAACGGCTTTCATCCAGTCTGTCACAGAGCCAGACCTTACGATTGGGAGAACAAGGTCGCCCAATGATGTTAGCGTAGTAAAGCCAAGCAGGGTTACATTGTTAAAACTTCTTAGGCCACGAGAAACTCTCAGACCTGCCTTACCACCAAAGTCATTGAGACTATCTTTCCTAGACACTCGCATAGCATTCTCAATAAACTTAGCATTGTCATTCTCCAATAGTGTCTTATTACCCTTATGGTCTTCCAATGCACCAAGTATCGCTTCAACTCTGGCTGTATATGTCTTATCAATCTGACCGCTAGGTGTCCTAATTGCGATGGAGTTAAGCATTTCTCTTGCGGCTGGTATGCCCTGTGTATTGGCAACCTCCACCAGTTCTTCAGAAAACTTAATAGCGTCCTGATCCTTGCCAGTAAAAGGCATAGATACCTCAGACCTTAGTGTTCCTTCTTGGACACCGTCAGTCGTTACAGATCTAAAGTCTTTATTAAATACTTTATTAGTTGATAGGAGTTTAGCTATACCCCTCGCTCCGTTTTCAGTTGTATAAAGATAGTCATCAACGCCGTGAGAGTTTAATCCAAACTTCTTTGTGTGAAGTATTCTTCTTGTTGATCCTTCAAAGTATTTAACGAGCATGAACTCAAGGTCGTCCTCAAGAAATTTCTCCATAATCTCCATAGCTCTAGGATATTTCTCCAACTCGATCAGTCTGTTGAAGTCTATGCTTTCTGCTTGAGGATTTTTAGTAGATCCTCTGATAGGAGACTTAGGACTTTCTGGTACTTGAACGCCATCTACACTCTCTCTGGTCAGGCTCTGGTAAACTTTCTCAGCAAATTTTCTTGCGTCGTCTTTCTGCAAGATATTGCTAGTACCAGAAAGGAGTTGAATTTGCTCCTGAAAATAATACTCCATCATACCTTCAAGGAACTCTTCCCTATTCTTTTGAATCTTATCTCTGCTCCAAACCTGTGGTATATAGTTCTTTCTCCAACCAACATAGTGCATACCAGCTTCATTCATCCGTGCGTGTTCTCTAGCGAACTCATCTTTAATCTTATCAAAGACTACTCTTTCAGATGGTGTCAGAACTTTTGCCTGTCTGCTGTCTGCCCCGTGCCTAAGTGCAGAAACAATTTTCCTGTATGCCTGGGGCTGTTTTTGCCAGACCGAGCCAGACGCAGACCGAGCCCACGCCCGCACCTTTCCGTCTGCCCCTGGAAGACCACGCAACATATTATGAATAGGCATATATTTAGATGCAAAAGTCTGGTGCTGGTCTGGGAAATGTTGCTTGTACCAGCCACCTAACCAGTTCATACCCATTGATTCCATGCGTGTTGACTGAGCTTGAAGCCATGCGAATGGCCCTTGTTTTCTTACTGCTTGCTCTTGAACAGGGGTTAAGTCTCTTTGTCTTATAATGCTAGACATAGCGTCTACCATTGGGGGAGATACGCCTTCGTCTTCAACCGCCTGTAGCATGTCTACCGTATTCGTGGTATCTAGCTTACTCGTCTGTCCGTCAGCCATAGCCATTGCCGCTCCGCCATTGAAACCTTTAGCAGACCCTTCAAAGTCCCTGTAATACAGACGAGCGTCTTCGGCATCAAAGAACTCTGCGTTAACATGCTTCACATTCTCTGGATTGAATATCACAAAGGCATCATAATCCACCTCTTCGCCAGCACGATAATCGTCACTATCAGATACCTTGTCTCTGTTAATTCTGTTTCTATGTGGTGCTCTCATACTGTCATACCCAGCATCTTCAAGAGCTTCCCTGAATATCTCTTTAGCTTGCTCTTCAGTGAGAGAACTATCTCCTCTCATTATTGTCTTAATGTAGGAATTATATGCTACTTGCCCAGCAACTCCCGTCTTTGAAGCCCCAAAGTTTTCTTCGACAGCTTTCTGGAAGTCTGCCATGTTGCCGCCTTCGAAATTGTTTGTCACTCGCATGATTGCATTCAAGGCCGCATTCGTATCCTCTCTACCTACGTTGTGAGTATTCGAATAATTTACTCCATTGCCGTCATCACCCACTCTCCAGATATTTTTACCGAGATCGAAAGTGTTCTTCATTCTTGTTATGAGAGGAAGGACGGTGGGTTCGAAATTTAAGCCAGCATCATCCAGAATCTTCATTGACATCTTCTCTGAATATAGAAGGTAATCCAAATTGTCTTGGATCTGCTTTCGTCTTTGTGTAATAGATCTTAGTTCTACATTCAAATCTGCTAGGTCATCTTCTTCCAGAGCATTTCTCAATCTCTCAACAGTATCGTTATGAGTTTCAACCTCATTCTGTACGTCTGCCAATCTCCTTCTTTCAGATGCAATTTTTTCTCTGTCTGAATGCAGTCTTTCATTCTGCCAAATGAGATCATCTTTTGTTTTTTCGTCAAAGTCTCCATCATCAATCATTCTTCTCACAGCCGATTGGGTTGGTCGCCTTGCATAAGTACCTTCGACTGCTCTACTGCTTGGAGAAATATAAATACCAGACCCCATCATACCGCCACCCTGACGCATCACGACCTGAGAGTCTTTGAATGGTGCTCCATTAGGTGTGCCATGATAGTAAATGGTTGGCGTTCCATCATCATTAACCGAATGCTTACCATTGGCTGTGTATTTACTGATCGCCGCTTTCTTAGAGTCCTTGCTCTGTCGTATAATATCGTGTGCGTATGCAGTAACATAAGTGGGAGATACGGCAGGTTCTTTAACATCAACACGAGCCAGTGGAGATTTATTAGATGCCTCAAGCATATCTCCGTAGATTGTTAGTCGTCTGAACTGTTGCTTGATATCTTTGCGTCCAATCAATCCATTAACAACGTAGGAGATATACTCGACCATTCTATCAATGGCTCTCTCGAATGAATTTTTAAGACGGATATTATCCATACTGCCAGACAACATGCTTTTCATAACATCGCCACGCATAACCCGTTGACCAAGATAGTTAGCCATACCTTCAGCAAACCACTCCTCTGCTAGAACTTCTTCAAGCTGGGCTGGTGTCATGTCTGGATATTTTTTCCCGTAAGACTTTTCTACATTTGATTTGATAGTGTCGTCAGCCGCCCTGTATAACTCAATGACAGCGTCCATCTCTTCTTTAGGTAGCATTCCACCCCTGACCATTGTATGACCAATCTCATGCACGGCATCAAATGGGTTAGAGTTTCCTTTGGTTAGACCAATAGAAATCTTTCTGAGGTCTGATCTTAATTTATTAAATGTATCGCTTCTAAAATCGACAGAAACATTTTTCATTCCAGCAGGGTCTACCTTTGCCAGACGAGCAATATCAGACCCATCCATCACATTAGTTTCGCCAAGAGTATTCTCTACGTTCTTGCCCATTAAGTTCATCATACGATGCAACATGGTTCTCATGGTGTACTGAACTTCAGGATCACGATGGGACATATATGAAAGGATTGTCTTTGTGGAAATAGGTGCTGAAGGTGGGATGCCATCTTCAGTAGCAATACCAACACCATTACTAAGTTCTGTTCTAATGCGTTGTCTGAGATATTTTGGAACAGGCTTGTCTAGCTTCTTGTATGTATCAGTGATACCTCGTCGATGGATTTCCCACTCGACGGCATGTATAGGCCACTCAATATTTCCATGAGTGAAAAAACCTGTCTCAGCACCATTCTTCCACAGTTCTACAAGCTCATTCTTTTGTAACTTCCTGAGTTCCTTTGTGGTCTTCCACATACTCCTTGGGGCTAGATCCATTGGGGGAGACGCTTGATCCATCGGGGGGGACGCTTGTTGTTGATCCCAGATGTTCCTGTACTTAGCTAACCAAGTGTCTATATCCTTGATTGATTTAGTTTTACCCCATTCTCTTTTCGCTTGTGCTTTTAAATTATCAGGTAACTCTACGATAAATAGAACAGATGCTTCTTCGTCATAAAACTCTTTATATCTTCCACCATCATTTTTTGCTTTAATATCAGCAAGCTCCTCTTGAATTGCCTTATCTTCTGCAATAGCTTCTGGAGAACCTGCTTCTGGGCCTTCCTCCTTCATCACCTGTATGTCATCTGCACTTTGTTCATAGTGAATTTGAGTGAAGTATTCAGGCTCTGGTTCGGCGTTCTTCTTTTGCCACATTAACCAAGCAACCTGATCGCCAAGTTGTGTGTCTTTATTCTTCTTGTAGATTTCACGCAGTTCTGGGATAGACTTATCGCCATAGGATCTTTGAGTTGCCTCAGTTACATTATCCATCCTTGGCTTTTTATTTGTCGCAGACTTACGTTTATTTGCAGGGGTTTTTATTACTTTATTAGCGTCGTTGTCTGCGGCTCTGTTAGCAACTTTAATTTTTCTACCTTCTTTTGTTCTAATTTCAAAAGAAGGCTTTCTGGATACCATGCCCGTTCTTAAATTTACAAACTCGTCTGCTCTCGATGCACCTTCTGCCTTTTTATATTCAATGTCTGAATACTCACGCATTAACCGAATAAGTTCATTTAAAGTTGTGTAACTGGTCTGTTCACCGCCGTATGGTCTGGCGTTTGATCCACCTTTAAGCAGATCTGCGTGTCCATGCTCGAACAGTTCTTCAATATATTTTGCTTTCAACTCGATAGCTTCAGGACTATCAGCCTCTTGTAAAGCGTCGTCTCTTATTTGACCAAGCTCATCTTGTTTTGCTCTGAGTTGCTGAACAAGACCCCCTTTCTCAGCCATAATATAATTTAAGTCTGCAAACCTACCTCTTGCTACTTTATCTAAAGGACGTAGCCAGCTTAGTGTATTCTTCATTGCAGTAGATTTAGAGCCGACATCTCTATTTGGGAAAGCGGAAGCTAGAAGAGATCTAAAACCTCTTGCCGCATTTACTAATTCTTCTGGGTTGCCTTCAGGGTCTTGATAAACCCTGATAGCTCGTTGTATTTCATCAACTGCCATTTCAAGCCTAACCTGAAATCCCTTTACTACCATTCCCTTCTTTGTCTTCGGATCGTCCGAAATTACACCAATCTTTTTTATGCTTCTGACTTGTTCTGGAAGAACTTTCGAAAACAAACCTTCGAGTTCTGGGGCAATGTTCGCTCCAGAAAAATACCTGTCCACAGATGCCCTTTGGATCTTAGACATTTTTTGCCAGTAATGTTCATTGTAGACATTAGTTTTATGATCGCTAAATATGCCGTGAGAACGGTTGTCAAAAGCCCAAGATGCAAACTGGTCTGCCCATATCTTTCGTGCCAAGCCTGTCTCAGTTTCTGCATACCTGTCTAACACAGGTATCTTTGCCTTTGCTTTTCCTTTTGTTGCAATGTCTCTACTTAAAGCATTCCAGAAAAGCATTCGGTCTTCTGGTGTTAAGATATTGTCATAAGACCATTGGGCTACTGCATGGAAAAAAGTATGGTCAGCAGATACCTTTTCTCTGTCACCCATTCTAATGTTCCCATTGGCATAACTCCAACCTTGATCTCCTCCTTCTGTCGTCACAATTCTTGGAGCTTTAAGAGGATCTCCTCCAATAAAAGCCAGTGTGTTTTTCACAACTACCGCAACCTCTGGGTCGGCATCTTGCATAATTTTTTCAATCTTGTTGATTATCTTTTCTCTATCACTAGCTTTTCTAACAATACCCCCTGGAATTAAGTCTCTTTGAATGGAGTAGAGTTGCTCAAGATCGCTGATTAATATTGCGAGTTCTGTCTTATTTCCTTTAGTGGGAAATTCACCGTTATCAATACTATCTATGGCATGTTGAACGTCGCTGAGTGTAGGATCACCTAGAGCCTGTCTGGTGTTCCTTCTGTTAAAAGCTGTACGCTGTTGTTCGTTTAACTTAGATACATCGAGAGGGCTTTCGGCAAGGTTCTCTACGGGAGTAGCCATACCATTTCCTGTCTCGTCACCAACGAAACGTATAACTCCTTGTCCGTCTGAAGCACTTGGCTCTTCCCCTGCTTCATCCCAAAGTTTTGCCAAAGCATTTATATTAGACCTAGAGCCAGTAGGGACTTTGCTTTCTTCTATGTAACGAACTTCCCAATCATCTGGGTTTTGTTTTCCGAGCAGGGACTTAATACCTTCGCCTGTTTCTGCTTGCTTTTTAGAAGCCAGACGGTATGGCAACTTACCTGTGCCATCCTTTTTCTTTATGAATAAAAGTTTATTACCTTTAACTGCTGGGTTTTTCTCAAGAACCTCTGACACTAAACTAGGTTTTTTCTGACTAACTAATTCTGCTGTAGCTTCGTCTGCGTATATCTTTCCATCCCGTCCGTTGGCGTAAAGAATTTCTCCTTTTTTAGCAGTGTGCCTGAAATCAACTCTGCCTTTATTCGGGCCTTCCGTAATTTCTTTGATGACATTGGGTGTAGATTTATCAGCTTGAAAAGGAACAAGAAGACTTTCAGACTCAATCCTAGCTATTTCTTGTTCTACTTCTTCTATTTTCTTCGGGCTTCTAAGTCTCTCAAGTTTCTTTCTTAATGTTTCTACATTCTCTCCCTTTGAATTTTTACGTCTAGTAGCTTCCGCAAGGGCAGAGCCAATGTCATTCATTCTATTGCCAACAAACGTCTGCTCTTTTGAACCTAAACCAACACGCTTTGAGTCCCATTTTAGAAATGATTGGATTTTACCGCTTTCAGTTCTACCAGCCCCTTCAAGAATAGATGCTCTCTCAATAGCATTCGTAACATTCCTTGGGCTTTTAAGTCCTTTCTCAGCCCTCTGAGCTAGGACAACCTTCTTTGCATTGAGCTTCATTTGCTCCATGCTCATAGGTTCGTAATCTGCAAGCTCCTCTTCAGTTAAATCTTTTTTGTAATCAGCTTCGTTCTTTTGTAGATCTCTAACTGCTTTGATAAATTCCTTTTCTTCATCACCTTTAAATTTGGCATTCAATATAGTCTGATCGTCTGCCAGTCTCTGCTTCTCACCGCCAGACATGAGTGTGTCATAAACTGAGTCTATCTCCTCTTGGCTCTTGCTAGGTAAATTTCGTTTTGCTTGAGCCTTTATAATCTCAGCCATCTTTTCTGGGTCTGTGACTTTCCTATTGTCTTCCGCTATTTTTGCTATTTCTTCGGCTACCGAAGGCTCTCCTTCGACCTTAACTGCTGGAGCTTCAGTATCTTTTAGAAGTTGTCTGACAGTCTTTGTAGCACCTTGTTTTCCAAGTTTGATTACCCCCTTCTCATTCGTTGCAATGTTTCCATTGGCAATGTTTTCTTTCAGCCACTGATCGGCTTGCTCTGGGGTAAACCCTGCCTTCGCAAGTTGTTCGTCAACACTCTTCTGTCCACCTTGACCAGCTTTACCTCCCCAATTAACTTCAGGAAGTTTTGGTGCAGATGCTTTATCTGGGTCTTCTACCTTTGTCTGTAATCTCTCAGACACCTCGTCAATAATTTTATCAACATCATCTGATGTTTTTGCTTTTTTTAATTTTCTTTTTATTTTGCTTGCGTCTGGTTCGCCTGAAATCAAGGTATTGACAACTGGTGTCATCTCTTTCTTGTAGCCTTCAGGATTATTTTCCCTGAGATCAGCAACTCTTGCTTCATCAGCCTCTATATCTTCAGTGGTGACGGAGGAATCGTCTGTGGAGGAAGGGCCAGATCCATCCTCCGTCGCCAATTCAGCCTCGTCGGTTGTAGTTGAGGCCGAACCTTTTCCTTTTCCTCTCGCCTTTTTAGCAGAGGCTTTCTTAGCCTGTTCATCTATCTTCTTTGCTCGCTTCTTTGCTGAAGTAAGAATAGCTTCGGAAGTTAGAGCGTCGCCTTTCTTAGCCGCAACTCTTGCATGTGCCACATCTGCATCCAAAGCGGCTTGCATAGCTTTAGCCATCTTTTGGTCAGCAACTTTATTGGACTGCATCAGGGCTGAAATCTGGTCTTGCTCATTCTTCAGACGCTCTACTATTTCTTTATTAACCTCTGCTCGTGATACATCCTTCGCAATTTCTCTACCCAAAGTAGTATTTTCTAAGCCGTCTTCTACTATTGCCTCTTGTGCTATCCTTGCTTCGTTTAACTGCTGTTGAAATACAGGTTGCTGTCCGTCCAACTCTCCAAGTATCTCGTCTGTCGATGTCTTGGGAACAGGTTCTACTTCAACTTCTGCTTCTGCTCCAATTTTGGGTTCATCTGTTTTTGGAGCAGGGAGTATTAATCCCGATTCTTTTTGATTCAAAAAGTTTATCTCTTCTGAAGCTCTTCTATTAGTTAAAGACGCTATTTCTTCTGGAGAGAGGTCTGACCTTGATAAAGTTTGAGCCTCTCTAGCTCCTTGTCTGACACCTGAAATAGCTGACGGAATACCGATTGCACCACCGACAGCACCACCAAGAGCAGTTCCGAATGCTGTTGCTTGAGCGAATTGATTCCAGTCAAACTCCTGTTGGAGTCCAATGTCTTGTCTGTATCCTTGTTCACTTACGTTGATAAGAGCTTCTTGCCCACCAGATATTGCACCCTCAGTTGCCGCACCAGTAGTAACACCTTTAAGAAATGATTTAACTGGAGCAGATCTTCCAAGGGCAGTTGTTGTTCTCATTGCCGCTTGGGAAACACCTTTAGCCGCAATACCACCAATTAAGTTAATTGGGTCTGCCAACACAGACTTTGCTATGTCTGGCACAGCACCCCAACCACGACCACCTTCTTGATAGAAGTTAGGCAGGTTGTCCCAGACTGTTGTTAGTCTGGCGTTTCTCATCTTCTCTTCGTCGGTGTCTCCACCACCTTCCATCATTCTGCCGACAGCACCGATAGTATTTAACTGAGCCCAGTTCTCGTCTGAATAAAATTTGTTGATAAGGTCTTCGTCTGACAGTTGCTGTAACGGGTCGTATCTGTCTTGAAGGTCTTTAATAAATCTTGGATCTTTAAGTATGCTTCGTCTGTCTACATTAGAAGCGTATCCAAGGTCTGCTGTTTGAGAGGTGGTTTGATCTTTAGGGTCTGTAAGATCAAAAGTAACTTTTTTAAATGTCATTTACGGTACTCCAGTTTCCGAATAATTCTCAGAATACTGGAGTTAAAAGAAGGGGTCGTCCTTATTTAGGTATCTCATACCCAAAAGACACAGCCATAGAAGCCAATTCAGGTACTTCCTCTATGGCCTTGAATGGATCTTCTATGAATGCTTGGAAAACTTCAGGATTTCTTCTAAAGTATGCCTTCACACCTATATCATCTGTCATTTCATCAAGAAACTTTCTTTGAGCTATCTGATCTCTATTTTCAGCGTCTTCAGATCCAAGAAGAAGATTTCTTAAACTCACTCCACCGTCGCCAACTCTTCCTTTCAGCCACTCTTCTAATTTATTACCAACGAATGGTAGGTCTGTACCTAGAGCTTTCTCTGACCGAAGCTGACCCAGATTGAGATCAAACTTAGCTTCTATTCTTTTCTTGTTCTTATTGTTCCAATCTACACTCTTAGTGTCGTCATAATACTGGTTATACCAATCTTGGTTTCTGTTTTCATTGTTTAGGTCAGTTGGCTGTATCCTCTCTTTTTGTGTTTTTAGACGGTCAATCAACCTATCTACGGCTGTATTATCTGAAAGATAACCTGATGCACCTGCATATAGCTCGTCGATTGCATCTCTGTCATAAGCCTTACCAGCTATGTCTCTCCAATTTCTACGAGTTTCGAAGTTGTTTTCAAGAACATTTCCGTACTCTCCTACCCACTTTCTATACTGACCCTTGAGGTTATTAAGTACCCGAATGGCAGAATCATATTGTTCTGCTGTCTCAAATTCTTTAGAGTTTTGTTGGATCTCATTAAAACTAGACTCAAATGAATCTATTGTTTCACTAATGTGTGCTTCAACACTATCCTGATAATCTGTAAACAAAGTTCTCTGCTGAACCAACTCATCGGTACTGAGGCTTTCGACGGCATCTGCCCAAGGAGTTGCCCCATGTGCTCTAAGCCATGCGTCTGCCATGTTTTTTAGTTGGCTAGGCGTAACATTCTCTCCAGCATTTTTAAGAGAATCACTGGTTGCAAAAGTAAGTAAAAGATTTTTGGTATTGTCATTCATTAGCCAATCTTTAGCTAGTTGTGGAGCTATCTCTTGTAGATAAGGGTTGCCACCACTCTTAATTTTTGAAGCATCTCCAGCAAAAATTTGAGAGGCTTTTTCTGCATTATCAGATACGGCTGTTGCAAGTAACTGTTTCTCCCTGTCTTTAGCTGTAAGGATACCGTCTGTAATTTGTCCATCCATTACATCCTGATTTAGTTTAATCACACCTTCAAGATGCTCTTGGATAAACTTCTCTTTTTCTGCAATGCCCTCCTTAGACAGCCAGTATTCACCAGTAAGAGTACTGCTGAGAGTTTCGGAAATATATTTGCTTGCCGCTTCCATTCCTCCCACCCTGAGTTGTGATTCAATAGCTGTCGCCACAGTTTGATTCCAAAGTTTAGTTTCTACTTTGCTTAATTCGTCGGATCTTTCTGCATCAACTTTAAGTTCATATTTTTCTGTAGCATTAGTAATCATTGTCGCCAGATCGTCTGGTATCCCAGCAGAGCCAGTGCCGAGTATGTCTTCAAACTCTTTTGGTAGTGTTGACCTTGCGGTTGCGAGAAGAGTAGAAGGATCATCTCCTCGAATGATAGCGGCTTCGACAGCTTGGTAAGCACTTCGCTGTGCTTCGTCCCTACGAGTTTCTGTGGCAACCGATTGGGTACTTGTCGCTCTATCTACAATTTGATCTAGCCAGTCACGGTCTGCAAACAATTTATCAAAGAAGTCGTTGTCTTCCGATTGTAAAAGGTAATTGTATTTACTCCTTAGATCTTTCTCGATTTGTAATACGTCCATGTTTCGTTGGGAGTATATACCCTCTAAGCGACTTGCTTCGCCTTGTGCTTCTGTCAGTAAGGCTTTGAACCGTGCGTCTTTTGCTTTTGCTAAAAGATCTTCACCTTCTTTAACTACACCGCCAATAAAATCTGTATCAGTTTTATCCCATAATGGGTTGCCCCCAAATTCACTTTCTAATGTGGCTAAAAGATTAGCTGGAGTTATCGTAGAATCTTTTGCAAGTTCTCTTACTCTGGCATTGACAGTAGTATTAAAATTGTCTTTCTTTTTTTGTTGGGTTTCGTTAAATTCTACCTTTGCTTGGTCTAACACCTCCTTTGCAATCCCTTCACCAAGGCCATACATATCCGCAAACATGCCGACATTTATATTAGTCGGGTCTTTTGCATCTTCAATAAACTTCATGGCATTTTCATAGTTTTCCGCAATTCGTCCTCGCCTTAATTTATCAAATCTCGTTTGGTTAAATTGACCCTTGATATCAAATCCCAGTTTGTCAAACCTTGGATTATTTTCCATGAAAGTTTCGTATGCTTTGTTAAATTCTACCGTTCCGTCTTTACCTATTGGTGCGTTTAACAAGGCGTTGTCTATATCAGTGCTAAACAAATCACTAATTCTTCGCATATCTTCCATCTCTCCAAGAAGACGGGTTCTGTCTGCTATTTCTTTTTGCCGAAAATTTTCTGCCGCTATCCTATTACGAACATTTACAGATGGTGCTCCACCTGAGATGTAATTGTTTCCACCAGAATATGAATCAACGAAACTTTGGAAATCTGCGGCAGTTGCATAAGGGTTAGCCGCTTTGTAGTCAGCAAATGCTTCTGCCATCTGTTGTCTTTGTCCATGCCTGAACTCTTTTTGGTCTTGCATTCCCTGTGATATTGCTGAAAATATACTCATTGATTAACTCCAATTAAAAATATCTTTAACGGTGTACTTAGGTGTCATATCTGAATATTCTCCCGTACCATAATTCCAATCTAAGAATGCTTTACCGAATGTTCCTCCAGATGTTTTTGATTGTTCTAAGGCTTTATTATACCTTTCACTCGCAGAGGTTAACATGTTTCCAGAATAGGAGCTTGGGTCTGACCAATTTTGTGGTGAATAGTCGTAAACGCCACTTCCGAGATTTAGACCTGCACTTGCCGCACCGCTTGTATTTACCCCTGTTAGGGAAGCAAGCTCTGAACCAAGATCTGTGTAGCCACTGCTTATTCCACTTCTCAGACCATACTTGTCTTGGAACGCATTAGCAGAAGATCCGACACCTCTGTCGTAAATAGAAGAGGCTGGCATATAATTCATATAACCCATAGAAGACGGAGCGTCTGGAAGGTTAGCCATTTGTGCTAGACCTGCACCCATAGTATCTCCGTACTGACCAAGCTGACTTTGTCTTGAAGCTAAGATTTGGTTTATGTCTGTATTCTCAATATTCTGCTGACCGCCAATATATTTCATTGCATCATCATAAGCTCTGAACCGAGCGTTCTGATATTCGTCTGCAAGACGTGAAGCTATATCACCTCTGGTCTGGTTAGCCAGAGTAGAGTTGTCCATGCCTCTGTTTATCAGACCACCTTCAGCAACAGACGCAACTCTGTCAGCCGCACGGTCTACGTCTCCGATATATTGGTCTGCACGTTTGTTTACTTCTGCGTCAATTCGTGCCTGAGTAACTGGTGTTACGTCTGGGATATCTTGTAAGCCAGCGTACACATTCTCAAGACCTGTCTGCATACCCTGAATGCGATCTGAAATCATCTTGCGTTGACGCAACATATCGTTTCGTTCTTGCTGGAATCCAACTCTGGCATTATTTATCTGCTGGATCTGGTAGTCTCTTTCAACTTCCTTTTGAGCCTTTGCCATTTCAAATCTTCGTTGGTCTTCGTCTCTTTCACCTGCGGCTATCGCCTTTGCGTCTTCAAGTTCCTGAAGAGCCCGTTCTCTTTCTTGACCAGTTATTTCCTGATTTCTTAAATACTGTTCTAGCTTAAATGCGTATTGACGTGCGGCTTCCCTGTCCATTTGAAGCATACGTTCAATCTCAAACTCACGTTCCTTGAGTAATCTGGATTTGTATTCACCTAACTCTCGTTCAGCGAATGCTCTCTCGTCTCCACGGATACCACGATTTAGGTCATCAAGTCTGTTGTAACGTGCTCTGTCTTCCTCCATCCAATCCATTGACTGACGAGCCATTTCTCGATTGAACGCTTCAGCAGAGTCGTATCTCCTTTGTGCCTTGTTTTCACGAGACATGTCTTGGAGAAGACCAAGACCACCTAATACAACTGACCAAACCATCTTAATACCTCAATATGTTTTGTGCGAAGGCCGAGGTTGGATTGTTAAACAAGTCCTCCTCTTCATCCTCTGCACTATATAAAGCTCCTCTGTTTAAGGATGTAAGTGGATCAACCAATCTGTAATCCTGAAACTGAAAATCATTATTGTCTGCATTAGCTCTTGCCGTCCGTGCGGCAACATTTGATTCATCTTGCTCGATCTGAGCCAGACGGGATGCAAGCTCTGCGGTTATGTCGCCTCTTTCATCATACGCCTGAGATGCTGTGTACTTATTTATCTCAGCTTTTATTGGATCAAATTCTTCTAAGAAGGCATCATAGTTTGCTCTGTTCGTATCTTCACCCATTAATCTGTCGTAAAGACCTTTAGAGCTTGTCTCTAAACCTTCACGGTAATCACCTAATTGACCCAGCTTGTTTGTGACATCTCTTTTATAACTATCCATATCAGCATAGATATCTCCCACTCTTCCACCTGTAAAATATCCCAGGTCGTAATCAACGTCTTCGATACCTCCAAGTATCTTATTCATTTCACTTTCTTCCCACAGATCTAAATCTGCAAGAGGACTGTAAGCTCCTGAAAGATCACCCTCTATTGAATCAAGTTTTCTTTTTCTTTGAGCCAGAAGATCATTAAGTGCAGTCTGAGCAGAACCATATTGATTAGTTGCCTTTGTAAAATCATAGGCCAATGGGGAAGAGAAATCTTCGTAAGTTCCTTGGCCCTGAGTGATTGCGTTCTGGAGTTGGTCGAGCATTGACTTGTTATAGTAACCTGATGAACCAATATTTGAGAATGCTGTGTTTGCACCAGCCAATGCGTCTGACTGTGCTCTCGCAATACGGGATTCTTCAGCCGCCCTATCTGCGTCTGTCTGGCTAAGACCAGATCTAATATCAGTTATCTTGTTTCCAATTCCTGAGTCTTGGAATATTGCTTCGATCTGACTGTCTGATAGACCAGTAGCATTCCCAAGTCTTTCTGCTTCAGTGATGTATTGATTTAAAGTATTCCGAGAACCTGCCGTATCTCCAGTCATGTCCATACCACGAACAGTATTAAGAAGATCACCGAACCCAAGACCCCTAAAACTTGTGTCCAGACCTTCGGCGGCTGTGTCATAGTTGCCGATTATTGTATTCAGATTTCCTAATGCGTCACTATATGATGACTGGTAATCGTCAGCTAACCCCATACCTTCAGCAAGCCGTCTGTCTATACCTGTGTCATAATCAAAGTCTATGTCTGAGCTTTGAAGTTGTGTCCTAAGATCTCTTGCGGCGTTAGCATCTTGCATATCCCAGTCACTTGTTCCAAGAAGTGATTTGGCTAAACCTTTTTCATAGTTGTCGATCTGTGCATTTGTATCAGTAACTGCTGTATCGTACTGACCTTGTAAGCCAGAAAGAGTTGTATCTAAACCTTGATACTTTCCAAGCAAGTTATTAATCGCATCCATATTCGACCAGTTGCCACCTGATGCTGAAGTCAAGTCTCCGATAGCAGAACTGATATTACCTCTTGAGTCAGCAAGTCCATTGTTCATAAGTGAGTACATGTCTGCCCCACCTACGGCTGAACTTGCGTCTCCGTACATGGTGTCCCAATTACCGAGGTCGAAAGAAGGTGCAGATGGGGTAGAGGGTTCAGTGGGTGCTGGATTAGTATTGCCAGCATTCTGAGATCCGTCGGGTTTATTATTTTTTAAGTATTGTTCATACACTGAGTCTGAAAGATAGTCTTTATGGCTTGGATCTAATTTGTTAGCCGCTTCAGGAGTTCTCACAGTCAAACCACCTTCGCCTTTTTCGTCAGCACCATACGTCCATGTGTCTGCACCCATAAAGCTCCTACCTTCATTAGCAGGGTTATTTCCACCCACTAAATTACTAAGCCAATCTAAAACAAAATATTCTTTGACACCATCATTGTCGCTATCAACGCCAGCACCACCAAAGTCTTTTAAGATATCAGCTTCTTCATCAGTTATATAGGCGAGGTTATGTTTCTCCCCTTGCACCATCTTCTCTGGCTTTACGAGTAACTCGTCTCCACCAGTAGGTGTTGCGGAAGCTGAACCTAGTTGTGGGTTCTTTGCGTACTCTTCCCAATTCTCGATATGATCGAAAAGGTTTTTAACAACATTTCCCGTAAAATCTAAGGTGTGTTTAGTTCCAGCGTCGAGCCATTCTTTAGGAGTATCTATATATACGTCTTTGAGTCTTTGACCTGCCCAAGCTAGATCTTGAGGAACTTCTTGCTTTACCCTATCCCAATCTTTGTAAAACCTTTCCCAGTCCTCGTCGCTTGACTTTAATCCTAAACTTTCTAGCCAACTCATTTTATTCTCCTATGAACTCATAATGTTGTACGCAAGCACCACCTCTAAATTTGCCGCCGAGCTATTACTTGTAGTTGTAAAGCCTACTGTCTTGGCGGCTGTGTTACAGTCAATCTCAAGAACAGTACCTAAAGTCGTATCACTGCCAGACGAGTTTGCGGTGTATGTGGCAGAACCTGCCAGTGTTCCGTTTACTTGAGGCTGAACAACAATAGTTCCTCCTGTGGTCGCTACTGAAATAGCGGTAATCTGGATTTTCATTTTCCAGAATTTTTCCATTGTGTATGTTGCATTGCTTGGCGATGCTATCTTCAAGTACATATTGCCAGACGTTAGGGCAGACGGAAGTTGTGAAGCTGGTAAAAGTCCAGTTGAGTCAAGTGATGCTACGCCATTCGCCGCACCTCTTTGCGAGGTTGCAAGTACAGACGATAAATCTACAGTCGCATATTCAAGAGCCGTACCTGCACCGTTCACCCGTACATACTTACTTGCGTCTGATGAGGTAAATGTTGGAAGTGTGCTGTCTGGCGATGTCTGTAACCATTGTGTGCCAGTGTAGAACTTTAGGATATTAGGTGTCGAGCTTGTGTCGAGCCATAAGTTTCCTGTTGCAGGGCTTGATGGTGTAGAGCTTGCTGTAGTTATCTTTGCTTTGGCACTTAGGTCTGTTGCCAAGTCTTTGACTTTCGCTTGTGTTATTTCATCGTTGTCTATCGCTAACTTTGCAAAGTCAATTAAGCCAGTAGTAGTATTGACAAAATCTTGCTCCATCATAATACCAGTGACAGTAGTAGTAGAAGTGTTCTCAACAGTAATAATTGATACTAAATTTCCAGAGGCTACTGTGCTTGTGAATGTAACCACGTCGTTTTGTGGACTGGTTGTATAGTCGTTTGAACCACCTTCTCTTTGCAGAATACCATTCTTATATACTTGGAGAACAGTTTCCTCATCGTGAGCAAAAGCGAACTGTACTTGGTTGCCAGTTGTTAATGTGTCTGATCGTGTGTAACCAGTAACAGAGGTCGCTCTGACTTTATAGATTGTAACTACCGCACCTGAAGCATGAGGAGACGAATTAAATGTAACAGCACCAGCAGAACCCGAACCTGCTGTGTGGCTTTTTGTGTAATCGTGTGAACTTCCTTCTCTTTTAAGGACACCATTTACATATACGAGAAGGTCGTCTGTTGAATCGTGAGCATAATCAAAGACTGTCTGCCCTGATGTTGTTGCCACATCCTGTCTGGAATAAAGGATTGGTGCTCCGATAGTACCAGCAGTCGAGCCAGCCGCACCTCGAAGATCATCCATTGAAGCAATAGTTACCCAACCTGTCGTTGTATCTGTGTATGTTCCGATACGATATTGTATGCCAAGACTGCTGTCTTTACGCATTTCAATCGGGCCTTGCCAGACACCGTCAGTGTCGAAAAGTGTTGCTAGGAGTTCTCCTAAAGTTTTTTCACCAAGTTCGGCGGCGTTTAAATACCTAACAAGGTTCTCAAACTCAGTATTAATGTTACTAGAAGAACCGTAATTCTGCGAATATTGTTGTCTAAGTCTTGCCATTTACCTTCTCACTTAATTTTTTATGTTGACTGCAAAGCCAATAAGACGGAGAAGACCCCCACCTCCTTCGGCTTTAAAGCTATATTGTGCCGCTTTATATCGGTAGCTCCATTTTCTTTCATACTGTTTGGATAATGGCACACCAACGAAATAGTTGTCGTCCGTAGTGTCGTCCACTTCGAAAACTAAAGAACCTATTTGATTGCCATCTAAATCTTGGGCATCCATAGTTATCGTGCCTTTACCTGCCGCTTGTATAATAACACTGTGCGTCTGCTTGGTATCAACAAGTGAACCATGCCAGAGCAGGGGAGTCATTATGGTTAGAGTAGGAACAAAGCCAGTGGTTTCTTCAACCTGATTTACGTTATAAATTCCACCTGTTGTCCCTAATACGAGCTTTCCCCCAAGGAAAGCTCCGCATCTTGCGTTAAGGAAATCTCCCTCACCGAACTTTGGTTGAGCACCTTCGCCACCTTCTGGGTTAAGCGACAGTGTTAATCTTTTCGTATTCACGTCTCCAGCTTGTGGGAAAAAGACATGGTACTGAGCAGTATCTTGGTCAAATACGGCTGAGATCTTTTGAGGATCGTCAACAGACGAAAAGAGTTCACGGTATAAAATGTCTATCTTGTCTGAAAGTGAGTAGGAATAAACAAGTATCCCGTTCTCCTCTGATCTTTTAATTGAATGGATGCCAGACCGAGAGCAGAACATAAGGTCTGTGCCAGCGTTACATATTGTGTTGTGACTGGCACATCCAATGTTTATGAATGTGTCGTCGTCTATGAGCCAGTTGTCTATTGATGGGTCAATCTTATATATGATTGCCCTGTCTGATGTAAATACGACTAGCCTATTTTGCTCAAAAGAGCCCAGACCAGTTATCTGGTCAGCCGTTCCTAGTAGGTTAGCTATATCTATAAAGCCAGCACGGAGTACGTTAGAACTATTTACATCTTCGTCTTCTGGGAATACTTCATCATTATCCACACGACTGAAATGAACTTGGGTTTCACGCCCTGGAATACCAGCAACTACCATGCGTCTTTGGATAGAGGATATGAATGCAGGTGTGAGGCTATTTAAAGAGGTAGATTGATTGCGAGAGAACTTAGTTCCATCGTATCTATATGTGGCTCTGCCTCTACAAGTTAAGTGAACGCTTTGATTAAAAACGATTGAAGAAATGATAGAGCCAATGGGGTGGACATTTTCAAGAACATGGTCGTCGTCGGAACGAAAGTTAATTGCTGAACCTGTTTCTTCGGCCCAGACAACGGCTTCCTTTCCATAGAAAGAACAGTGCGTAACCTTGTTGCTACCTTTCCTAAAGGCAACTGTTGGATCACGGACAATCTGTCCACGCCAGTCACAGTATCCGTTTACCAGCTTTGTTAAGTGCTGATCTTCCCCAGTGTCTAATGATGTAATATCCCTCGAAGTGTCTAATCCTTGGAAGTTTTCATAACTGAATGTTTTATATGGTACACCACTGGCTGATTGTGTGCTCATGTTGATTCAAGAAGTCCATTATATACGTTAGTTTTTATATCGTTTGCATTCCGCTTATTTGTTCCGTCATCAACAACACGAAGTTTAATTCTGGTATTGCCGTTAAGCTCATTCCAAAGTTGTTGGTTAAGAGTTTTGTAGTAATTAGGCATATATATCTGCATCTTTTCACTGCCCTGCTGAACAGCATACTGTGCAAGAATGCCAGCAACTATTATCTGATCGTCTATCTCCCGTGTCTCGTCTGGGGATGTATAGTAATCAATGGCATTTGCTGTTGTTGTTGTAACCGTCTGCCCATTTGTTGTTGTCGTTGTTGTAGTTCTTGCCGCATACGGATGCTGACGAATATCATCAATCACCATATTCGCAAATTCTAGGAACATAAGAACGACATCACCGTCTACTGTACTCGCATTAAAATCTCCGAAACGTCTGAGAGCTTGCATGGCAAGCGTCCTAAGTGGAGAATACTTTGTCCGTATATGTGGGTTCGTGTTACTTGTTTCTGCCATTATTTCTTCCTAACAATCCTTGCGTTCATACAAAAATGATGCTGTTCGAATCTTTCAACGTCGTCTGCGTCTACTTCATATTCGAGCCGACCTGTCTGAAAGTTTCTGATTGGGTTAATATCTGCAACAGGAAACATACTAGGTTCTTTCTCACGACTTTCGTACCAGACGGTCTGAGGTTTCATAGGTTTCATAGGTTTCACAACCTCTTCCTGAACAAACGCTTCGTTTATGTCTGGTGTTGAAGGGTCATCTTTCTTGTAGTGACCTTTAGATGTTCTTGCTCTTTTTTTATTTTCTGCCATTTAGTCCTCCAAATGTTAAAGGGAAGCCGAAGCTCCCCTCTAATATGGATTAAATTTAAGGAATGGTCGTCCTTATGATCTGGAGTTCCAACCTTTGATGTAAGCATGAACCTTGTCTTGCAATAGTTCCAAACCACATTCGGTTAGGTACTCGTGCTTGACTGAGTCAGCGTCTGGTGACTGTCTGTTCTCCAAGAGTGAAGTATCACGACCTTCGAGGTAGCGATAGCTCAAGTATGGGAAGTCAACAATTACCATTGCATTCTTCATGTGATCCAACTGACGGAACTGTGGGTGTAAGTGAACCATCAAGTCACCTGCAAATGTTGTGTATCTGATGAGGTTAACCCCATAAGACCCTTCAACAACTGTAGGCTTCCATCTGTCCTTACCCATTTGCTGTAGCTGATTAGCTACTGTTTCGCCTACGAAAGCGATCTTTTGATTGCTTCCATACTTGAAGACAGTTGACATTAGAAGTTTGTCGAAACCTTCTTCTGTCATCTTTCCAGCACCAGAACCACCGTAAGTTGCATAGGAAGTTGTGATATCAACTACGTTTGTTAACGAGTTGACCAAACCACCTGTGTATCTGGTTGGAGCAGATGTTGAACCGTTAGCTTCATGCTTGTAACCGAAGAACATAGCTCTCTCAATGTCGCTCATGTGTAGCTTGAGAGCTTTAGTCATGCTCTCGTCCATCTTATCACCAGTTCTTAGGTAGGTTGAACTCAAAGTATTTGATACTTGGAATGCAGTCCTAAAGATCTGTGTGTAGTTAGACACTACTGAAGCGTCGAAAGAGATCGCTGTTGGGCTTGTTCCACCTTCAGCCGCCGCATATCCACTTATAAAGAGGACTGCATTGTCTGCAATTTGGTGAGATGTACCGCCGATGTTTCGAGTTACAGCTAGGGTTGTTGAAGTAGTATCAGCAGTAGCTTGCATTACCTCACCAGTTGTCTGGTTGATAACGATAGCACCTTTGATAGCGTACTTGTTGTCGTCTGCCGCATCAATAGTGATAGACGCAGTAGATGTGGAAGCGATTGCACCATTCACAGTTAGTGTACGGTCTGGTAATTCGTCTCTGAAGTTTTTGTACTCAGGATCGTCTGTGCTTTCAGACGAACCCATAGATAACAAAGCGTTCAAAGGTGCATTACCATTAGGCTCTAACAGAGTGAATAGTTCTCTGTAATTTTTTGGACGGAAGTCAGTGCCGAACTCGCCTGTGCCTCTCATCCCTTGTATTGCCGCCATAATAAAATACTCCTTGGCTTAAAGGTTAAGATAAAAATTTGACGAGTGTTGTGGAATTACCTTCACTAAACTCATAAGTCTTGTAGGCCGTAGCGTACATTTTGTGACTTGATTAGAAAGGTACAGTATTTATCACAGGGTTTCGTCCCTATCGAAACATTTTTTCCAAGAAAATAAATCGCAGCCAATAAAAAAATCGTCTGGGGTGATATGTTTCGTTAACTTTCCATCCAGTTCTTCAACCTTTTTAAAGATAACTCTCTCTCTATCTATGGCTACAAGTGCCACAATATCACAAACTTCTTTTGTTAATGGCTGTTTTGGTCTGCCACCAGAGGCAATAGAGAAGTGATATGAGAAATACTCTCTTCCTTTTCGCTCATACGCCCTTTTCATTCTGCTTGATTTGACCTGTATCCTGAGAGGCTTGCCATCCTTTAGAGCCAGAATGTCTGTCTTTTGGAGGTGGACGAGGGAGCAGGGTATATCCATCTTGAGTAGCCTGACTGAGCAAATGCTTTCTCCTAGCTGACCAGTAAGGATATTATCAGTCATTTATTCTTCTCATAAAAGATATGACCACCTATCTGCTTTATCTTTGATACATCCGAAAGCCAGTAGGGAGATACAGATGTGGCGTGAAAGAAGAGGGCGGTTTTTCCTACGCAGGTTACACGGTCTTTCTCCGTGTATTCATCCAGCATAATCTTTGCGAGGAAGACAGAGTTTTCCCACGCTTTCTTTTCTTTTGGTCTGTCTGACTTCCCGTCACAATACCAACTGAAGGAGCAGACCCTATCACCCTTTTGAGTTACGACTTCCTTTACTGTGTCTGGGTAGTGAGGGGAGGCTACACGGTTCAGGGTTACTTCGGCGACAGCTATTTGTCCCTGCAATGGTTCATTGCGAGATTCAAAGTAGATGTTAAGTGCGAGCCAGAGTACTGCTTCGATCATGGGTTTCTGAAAAAGTAAGCCCCCGTTAGGGGGCTAGTTCAGAGAGACAATCTCTAGGCTAAACCTTTTTGTGCCATCTTTTGATTTGCGAATTGGTCAAACCTGCTTTCCGTAGGGGCATCACCTGTTGCACCAGCAGACGGTGAGCTTCCTAAAGAGCCTGTATAAGCAGATCTTTTCTTCGCAATTTCAACAAGACGCTCCATTTCTGGAGAGTTGAGATTGTTTTTATAATCTTGCATCAGCTTCATTGTTAATGACGGGTCGATAAGATCCTCCATTGTGTATCCACGCTCTGCCATAAACACTGGGAAGTTTTGTGCCGCTTCGTCTGGCAGACCAAGTTGCTGTTGAACACTGTCTATGTTGTTCCCGATTTGCTTTTGCATGGCTTGGATCTGCATATTGTTTGCATTATCCATCGTGTCTTTAGCGGCATTGACGTTGCCCTGTGACATCTGAAGAACCTGTTGGAGCATACCTTCCATCTTTGACATTCTGTCGCCCATGTTGTTCATGCCAGACGTATTGCCTTGCATCATTTCTGCATATCCAGGGGGAAGGGAGATTGCGTTGTCTTCAGACCACTTTGTCAAAGCGTCGCCCATGTTTTCTTGACCTGCTTTTGCAGGTTGCTCACCTTTGGTATTCCCCATTTCAGGGTTCTTTCTACTAGACTTCAAAATGTTTTCTAGTGTACCTGCTACGTCCTTCGGTTGCATGTTTGGGTTTGCTCTAAGGATTTTTGCGACCAGATCGTTAACTGGCTTTAAGTTTGCATTTTGATAATTTAATGCGGCGTATCTCTGCATAGTTGAAGAGATTTGCTTTGGGGTCATGTTGCGTGTTTTACCATCACCCATTTCTATCTCGTAGACAACAGCTTCCGCTTGCATCTTGTCGCCTTCAGTTTGAGGACTTCCTTTTGCAGACGCTTTGTCTTCGTTACTGTCTTTTGCTTTTGGATCTGGTGCTGGTGTTGGTGTAGGTTCAACAGGCATATTGTTGGGCGTACCGAGCTTCGCCGTTGAGATACTGTCGATTATTGCTTTGTCGTCTATAGCCATTATTACTCCTTGGGAGGCCGTAGCGTCCCGATTAAATTGAATGTGATGGCATTATGTATTGCTGTTGATACTCTTGTCGTCCCTCGTTAAAGCTATTTCAGCTTCAAACTTTGACCTGAGTTTTGTCGGCATATCCAGTAGGGCTTTCGCCGCAAATATAGTTCCTCTTCTAAAGTTTATTTCATCCAAAGACATTGTCGGTGATTCTGCGATTGCCATTGCGGAAGAAACGATTTCCTCCTCCATTACTTTACGCATGACTGTCCACCCTTTGCTATTCTCAAGGGTATCTATCGCATTCAGCGAAGCCTTTGGGTTCATCTCTTCTTAGCTGATTTCTTCTTTATTGCTTTACCTGCCATAACCGCACCATGACCTTTCGGGCCAGACGAGGTTTTATGAGGTATGCTACCCATGTAGGGTTTTAAGTTAGGCTGTTTTCCCATTATATTTTCCATAACATAGTTGATAATAAAAGTATGATAGCAGACGCAGTACCTATAAGTAGTCCCTCTATCCGTTTCAGACGGACAAAAAGTTCTTTGAACTGGATTGATGTCTCTGTTTCCAGTTTTGTTAAGCGTCTGTCTAGCGATGATATTGTTGGCTTATCTATCATGCGGCTATTTCCTGTAGAGTTATACGGCTTCCAGCAAGTGTAACTACACTGCCATTACCATCTGCTCTACTTTGTGTTTTATATGTAGTACTGCTTGTAGTACTTGGGCTGTCTAACTCATGTGAAGTCCACCAAACGTAAGTTGCACCATTGCTACCTGCGAAGTCATGGCTTCCATGGCTTTGACCTATAGTGTAATTATCGCCATTACCAATTACTGTACTCCCTCTAAGTAATTTAAGGCCGCCTAGCCAGTTATCAGATACTGTTCTTGCCACATTTGTTGGCTGTGTAACAATTACAAGTATCTTACTGCTTGATGACGTAGGAGTAATTGAAGCTGATAGACTTGTATCAGTCCAGCTAGTAGTAGCATTACTATTTTGAGATGATTGAACAGCGGTAACTACTTGCAACACACTTCCACTCGGCATCTTTGAATGAGGAACAACAGCTTGCCCTGTGTAATTTATTTTAGTTAGTGCCATGTTGTTCTCCTCATTTTATGCTACTGCTGGAGCTATCCACTCAAAGCAAATCATTGTATCAAAGTCATTAGTAGAACCCTTAAGTGTAATAGAAGCACTTGATCCCACATACATATAACATTGATCTCCAGTGTGGTTAAAATTGTAGTACCTCATTCTATTAGAAACCAGATAAGTTGAGCTACTTTCAGAGATATGTACATTATCATACAGATCTCCACCAACAGTACTTCCACCATTAGGTGTAAACTTTAAATCTACTTGTATCCACCTAGAATCATTACTACAAGAAAAATGAGCTTCGCAGTAAACTCTGTAAAGACCAAGTTTACTTGTTGTAAAACTGCC